TTCCTGATTGTATTTGTTGGGGTTGTTGCATTCTAGATATAGCCATAAATTTACCTTAATTCTTATGTTTACTTTGTTTTACCAAACAAATCAAGAGGAGGCATCATAACTTTTACGTCTTGTGCCATCTCTTCTTGTTTAAAACCCTTGGCTTCCCAATCTTTTCTTTCCTTAAAAACCTCTCCTGTTTTAATATGTCTGTAAGTAGTCTCAACACTGGTTGCATCTAAAACAGGTATCTCTTGGCCATCAATTACTGTAGTTTTCATTAGTCTATTTTCTCCTTTTTAATGTTTAAAAAACTAACCGCAAAATCAAATGAGTCTGTAGTGCTAGATTGTATGGTAAAAGCAGATCCGCCTTCTACTATTAATGGTTGGGTTAGTAATTCTTTAGTGGTATTAGCTGTCAACTGCGCTGATTTTATAGCTGTTATACTATTATTTAAAACTGTCACTGTAGGTGTACCAGCAGATGTGACTAGTATAGATTTAATTATTACAGTTTCATTAACACCTGGATCATTTGTTGCAAAAACAGTTAACGCATTTCCTGTAGTGTCATTATCTTTACCTACAAATTTATATTGGTTTACTACTGCCATTATTCTAAAAAGAAACTTTTAGCTTCTATCTCCTGTTTTACTTCTTCCTGAAAAGAAGTATTTAATTTTGTAATTACTGCATCAAGATCTCTAACTAATGATTGTAAATTAGCTTGATTATAATCTGGTTCAGCTCTAGTTAATGATTGTACAATTTTTGCCATTATAAAATACTTGCTAACCCTCCATGTGCAAACGCTCTGCTATATTTAACACCAAACATAGGGTCATTAAAATCAGTGTTAGCATAAGCGCTTATGTTACCTTTATTATAACTTAAACCTAAATTTTTATTACCCTCCATATCTGTATCAAAACCTATTTCATAAGGTCCCTGATTATATGAAAAATCTAAACCTAAATTTTTATCTAATATATCGCCAGCATCTAAAACAGCTTTAAATTTTCCTTTGTTCGATAGTAATGCTTCAAGACCATATGGAATTTCAAATTTACCTAATGATTTTGTTACAGTTGAAATATCTACAGGTTTATTATTAACGACTGTTACTGGCGGGTTATTGTTTTCGTTATTATTATCATTATCATTAAACTGTGTATCAGAATCATCACTAGGATTAGAACCACCCTCTCCTCCAGTATCTCCTGGTCCTGGAACATTCGTACTAGTAACAAAATTATCTGATGATGCATCTGATCCACCACCTTGAAAACCTATTCTACCACCATAAAAATATCCGGCTCTACCGCCATTCGCATACATTAAACCACCATCTTTTCTAGGAGAACCATATTTTCCTCCAGGTGTACTTGGTGAATCAACTACTTGACCTTGAGTAAAACCACCACCCGCATCTGTGTTACCAGCTTCAAAAGCCATACCTGGTCCTGTGTAGTTGTTAATACCTGTTTGACTATCTTTTGGATCTGATTTATACGTTGTGTCTTGAACTAAAGTACCATCAGTAGTAGTATCGTCTGTTTTTTTATTAATAATTCTTGATATAATAGTATCTTTTTTCTTTTTCTTTCTTTGCTTTTTTTTAAAATCAAAAATCGCATCTGTTTCGTCATCCACTAAACCTTTAAGTTCTTTAAATTTATCAAGAGCACTATATCTACCTATTAAATCACTTTCAACCGGACCCTTGTAAGTGCCAGTTTTAACAGCATCTATATCGTCTTTACTCATACCATATTTACTTTGTAAAGTATCTACAATGTTATTTTGTCTCTTATTAACAGTATCAACACCTACGGTCCCAGCATAACCTGCCATAATATTTTCTGCGGTATTGTAGTCACCTTGTCCTTGAACAATTTGTCCAATGTCATTAACCATTATACCATAACGGGATAATTCATTTTCCCTTATACTTCTTTTTTGTAAAGGAAGAATACTATTTACAACACCTGTAGCTTTTGTAAGCAATTGTCCAGGCAAACTTCCTTGTACATAATTTTGTAGTGCACCAGGTATACCCTCCAATGTTGGTTTATTGTAATAATCATAACCTTTAAAGTTGGCCGTACCCTGCATTATTTTTTGATTTTGTAGATCAGATAATTCAGGATTATAATCAACAAATTGTCTATACGCATAGTTAGGTTGATAAGTTTTATTTACAATTGAATTTGGATCAGGATTGTAAACACTAAAATTATCTCCTTCACTTCCACCACTATTAGTAAAAGCATTTGTATTTACAATACCTTCATTAACTACTGGTTCCTGATTCTCGGGTAACTCAAAAGGATTTTGTAAAAATTCTTGTTTAGGTATATATAAAAAACCTTTATCTCGTATCTCTTGGTCAGTAGCCATTATCTTCTTCCTCCTGGTGCAATGTCTAATCTAAATGTACCTAGTTTCCAATCTTCTCCACTAGTTGTGTTAGCTATTTTTAATGCAATTGATCTAGCTCTAACTCTCGTACTTTTAAAAGTAGTTGCACTTGTTATTGAAAAATCTTTGGTAACTGGTGTGCTGTTTGGATACATTCTAGTTGTAAAACTAACTTTAGTGTTACCTGTTTGGTTTATAAAATCTGGTATAAATCTGCTAATTCTCATAATGTATTCACCATCTCCTCTAATGTCGGGCATACCTACAGTAGCTCCTGTGTTACTTCTTTTTTGTGTAATGTCAAAATCACCTGAAGTTATAGTTCCTATCACTGCCGTAACTGTTCCCCCAGCCTCGACTTGATCGGTCCCTGTTTCCTGACTATAGTATATAGTACAACCGTCAGTATTGCCAACAACATCGTACGAATTATTACTATTAACATCATAAAAAGTTGCGTGTGGTGTTTCAAAAACAGCTGAATCTTGCCATGCTGCTCTAGCTAAAGTACCAGTTGTCCATATAGGTTGTTTTGCTGATGAGTCTAGATAATTATAAGTAACAACTCTATCCACAACATCAGAACCATTAGTGCAATAAAACCAACTTAATTCTCCGAACAAATTATTTAAACCACAGTTAATTAAATCTCTGGAAGTTGAATTTATGTCATCAAATACATGGTCTTCTACAAGGCATGGCATAGATTTTAATTGACCATCGTATGTAAAGAAACCATTTTCTGACATCCAATATGCAGAACCATCAACTTCTCTACATGCATTTTTTCCAAACAAACCACAATTGGTTCCTACTTGTTGGAATGCAAAAGTAAAAGGTTGACCAACAAATTGCATTAAAAATAATGCTGTATCTGTCCAAACATAAATTGCATCCCTACCTTTAATAGCACCCATAATTTTAGAACCATCAGATAATCTTTGAGTGCCTGCAGTGTTATTGGCTCTAACAGTATAAGAATCAGTTTGATCTATATTTTCTTGGTCAGAAAATCTAATGAACATGTCATCTTGAGTATCGGTATTACCAATTGTTGTTTCAGTTCCAAAAAATACTAAGTGTCTGTCTGGTGTAGAAACTAAAACATGTCTAGATGCAGTGGGCGCATTAGGTATTATAGTTGCTCTATTTGATGTAGCATTAGTTGGAGAAGAGTCCCATTCAAAACACGCACCATTATAAATAAGTGCAATTAATTTTGTACCGAAGTTATCAAGAATCCATAAACCAGGGTCAAGAGTTACATCATCCGTAGAAGATTCACCCCATGCAACGAAAGCTGAAATATTACTTACAGTGGCTCCTGCACTATGTGTAGCTTTTGTAGTCCCATTAGCGCCTCTAGCTCCTCCACTTAAAGTCCCTGTTCCCGTGTCATTGTTTGTGTAACTAATGTCTTCAGTACCAATTCTAATTTCTCCGGACGCAGGAAACTGTGTTGAGTTTGCAACAACAATATTTGTTGTTATAAGGTCTGTTAAAGCTGTAGACAATGTAGTAGTTGCAATACCAGAAGCTGTTCCCCCAAAACTTGCTGTACCCCAACCAAACCCACCTAATTGTTGTGATGGACCAATGTTATAAAAAGGGTTTCCAGTGGCATCCCCACTAAGAGACAAAGGGGTCCCGGCTTCATTAGCAGCCATAGTAATTGTAATTGTTGTAGACGTAGGGACAGAAGTAGCCATAAACTTTACATCTTCAAAAGTTGCATTAGTAAAAGTAGAACTCGATAGACCGGTTACACTGGTAAATAATATTATATCATTTACTACCATTCCGTGAGGGCTTGGAAAAGTAACTGTAACTGTAGGTGAACTTGAAGTACTTGTAAATTTAACACCTGTAATAGACACCCTTATTGGAGTAATGTCATAAAATGCTCCACCTGAATAAACATATAAAAGTCTATTGGTTCCAATAGCTGCATATTTAATACCAGCATTATTATCAAAATGATGGATAGCTCTTCCCGCACCAGTTAATTTATCTGAACCTAATTGAGACCAACCCCCTATTTTTTCAGGAGTTCCGTATCTAAATCTTACATTATCACCATCAAACCATTGGCCTTCAGCCCCTGTTTCGGTAACTTGTTTATTAAATCCTGGTGCAAATCCTAATTTTTGTAGCATATAAAAACCTGTGTACTATATTTTATAGCAGATTAAGTATTTTATATTAGATTAGAAGCCATTTCAACCAATTTTCATTCCATCAGGAAGACCTATAAACTCTCTATTATCAAATTTATTTTTTTCAGACCACTTAGATTCTGTATCATTATAATGTAAAAAAACTTGTGTAGAAATTTCTCCTTTAAAAACATCTCTCCAATGCTCTAAATCATAGCCTTTGTAAATTAACATATCTCCTGGATTTAAATCAATCTTTACTCCAGGGTTTGCTCCCTCTTTTACTATTACTTCTGCTTCTGAAATATGGGTAACATTATCTTCTCCAGTAGGGTCAATATATATCGGCCATACATCTCCACCTAAATTCATCGTTGTTGATATTTCACAGCTAGGTCTATCTTTGTGTCTAGCTAATTTGTTTCCTTTTACATATACCCTAGCATAAGAGTATGTAGGTATTAATTTTAGATCTGTTTCTTTTTCCATTTTTTCTTGAACATTGAGTAGTAATGTTTCCATCACAGTATCTGCATATTGTGCAAAAGAATTAGGAACTTGTGGATCACTAAAAGTTCCAAAACTAGTATTGTAAGGTGATATGTATTTTTTTTCAAACATATGTGCAACTACTTTTTTCTTTAACAAAAAATAATCATGACAAAATTTAGCTAGCTCTGAACTGATTGCCTGTCTTATGATTTGATATTTATTTTTTTTAAAAGTCATATTTAAAAATTTAATGCTATTGAAATTCTTTCACCTTCATGTTGCAGTGGATGTACCATATGTCTTAAATGAGATCTAAAAATAAGTAAACAGTTTTCATCCATACCGTTTACATTAAATGTTTCAGCATTTATTTCACATACATCTAAATTTTTTAAAGGAAGCATATCAGTTAAGGGGTTTTCAAAAACTATAGTAGGAGAAGGTTTAGGTGTTTGTAATACAAATATAGCGCTAAAATAACTATTTGCATGGTAATGATATTCTTGGTAGTCCCCTTTTTTATATATATTAAACCAAGAATTACCACACGTGTAAGTATAATTAGATTTTAATTCTTTTGCATAGATATTTACTTTATTGGTAATAACATCTATTAATTTTTTAAACTTATCATTATTTTTTAATTCATAAGTTCCCAAAGTATTATATGTATTACAACGCCAGTTATCTCCTCCTGACTTTATTTCTTGTTGAATTTTTTTACATTCATCTATCATTGGTTTTAAATCTTCCACAGGCAATAAAGAATGTGATGAAAATAAAGTATTTACAAATATAGTTTGTATGTTGTCTTTAGACATAATTAAATACCATATTCAACCCATCCAGTTAAAATATATTTTTCTTGTTTAGGGGGTAAACCTTTGTGTGCGTGAGTAAAGTTTGCTGGCCATAAAACTAATTTGCCTTGTTCAGGTTTTATTTTTAAATTTTGAGTTTCAAAATAAGTTTCACCATCATCGACAGTGTTTAAATATAATATAAAAACTAAAATTCTATTTCTACTATCCATGGACATATTTTCACAATGAACATACGGATAACTTTGACCTGGTTTTGTTTTTTGTATTTTTATATCAAGTATTTTATGACTCGTTAATTTTTTTAAAATAGGGTATTGAGTTAAATACTCAGGATAACATTTTTTCCAAAACACTTCCAAAAAAGTTTGTTCCCAATATTTTAAAGAAACCGATTCATCTTGTACTTTTTCATTATCTCTTGAGTATCTTGGTTGGTCTTTTTTAAAAAACTGTATATGCTCTTTACAAAACTCTTCAGTAAAATAATTTTCAAAAATAGCTATGTGATCGATGATTTTCATTTAAAAAATATTTGTAAAGTAATTCTTTCTTCTGGAGCATTATAATTAACAACACTTGTACCATGTCTAATATTATTAGTATTAATTATTAATTTATTAAATTCTGGTTTTTCTGTATTAAGTTTATCATTTTCTAACCATAAATATAAACCTCCCCAATCTACGTCCCAGTACTTATTTAAGTATAAGGTGCATCCGTGAGTATAGTTATTATCATTATGAAAAGGTATTTGACTACCTTTTGTCCAAACATAAAAGTGACCTACTATATCTTTATCTTTAAAAATACTGTTTAATTCTATAAATTTATTTTTTATATACTCTAAATGAATATCTTTTAATTCATAAGCTAGTACTAAAGAAGAACCTTTAACAATATTTTCTCCCCAGTTAATATTAGATTTCCAAATAGGTTTATATCCTTGAGACTCTTTTACAATACTTTCTAGTAGTTTATCTAGAAAAGATACTTCTAAAAAATTATGTTTAATAGTTATACCCATGGGTCTCCTAAGTTCCATATTACTATAGAGTTTCTAATACCTCTTGTAACAGGTTTAACTCTGTGCCAAACAAAACT